CCCATATCGAAGAATATATGAACCTGAGATTGAAGTCTCAACATTGGGTCATCTAATGCATTTAAGAAGTTACTTGGATAGCTACGAGCATAGATAAGAACATCTCTCTTCATCTCTGCAGTTGTAACTCGGCTAACATCTTTATTAAACAATACTCGATATACTGTTTCAAGTTGTTCAATCGTAAGCTCGCGAGCTCTAATCAATGCATCAACCTCAGCTGCAAGGTATTCAACTTCTGCTTGTGCATCACGCTCACTATCGACTTCTTCAAATACAATACCATTCTGTGGATGGTAGTATAGAAACTCTTGAAGTACAGGATTATTTTTTGGAACTCTTAAAAAACCATCTTCAAAAATAATAGCCTGAATAACGGGATTTCCATCCTGCTCATCCTCAAAAGGTGTCTTTTGATTGATTGCGTAACGTAGTGGGCGATTTTGGTTTAGCTCCTCATCATACCAAAGTAGTGGTGAGCGTTTTGTGTTTCTTGCTGAAAGCATAAAAGATAATGGTGCTTTCTCATTCTTGAGTCTATAGACCCTGTCGGCAGGAGCCAACTTTACTTTTTGTGACATAAGATATAATATAATTTAATTTTTAAAATAGGGGAGTGTCCTCAAGGACACCCCCCATTTGTGAATCCTAAAGATTAGGCTCCGTAGCGGAACAATACAAAGTTATTCGCACCTAAGGTACAAAGTGCACGCTCAGATAAGAAGTTAACTTCCATTGCATCTAGGTCGCTAGTAGCAGCACCACCTGCAGAACCTGTAATCCATGTTTTGTAACGTCTGTCTTCAGTCTCAGATGCACGATAACGTACATGTAAGAATGGACGCTTAGCGTTTTTACCAAGGATTTGGTCATATACAGTAGTTGAACCTGCAGGAACAAGCATACCTGTGATAGCATTAGCTGTTGTAACTCCTGTAGTAGATGGAGTTAAACCACCCCGCATAGTTGGGTCGTTCAAATATTTCCAATCTGTTTTGTAGAAGTCATAACCACGGCGGAAACCTGAGAAACCAAGGTTAAGGGCCATATCACGGTCATTGTCAAACAAACCGTAAGAAGTACCGTTAGCACCGTAAGAGTTTTGTTGAGCCAACATATCGTCAATGTCGAAAGAGAAATCACGGTTAACGAACAATACGTTCTCTTCGATAGAACCTTGTTTGTCAAGACGAGAAATTATATCGTCAAAATCAGATAATGCAGTTGGGTTACCACCACCGTATACGTTACCACGAGTATTAACAACGTAGAAAGCACCTTCAGAACCTTTGTTACCAACTTGTCCGTTAACAGTTTGAGTAGCAGCACCTGAACCTGCTTCAGCAGGAACAGCTTCCAACATTGCAGTCTCTAAGTAATCTTCAAAACGTAGACGAGTTTCGTGCTCTGATTTCAAGTACCAAAGGTATCCTGATGCACCATTCTCAGTTGTTACTTCAATCCAACCAATTTGAGCCATGTCAGAACCTGATACAGCATACTTATCTTTGATGATAATCGGGCTGTTAGAGAAGATTTCATCTTCAGCTTCTAATGAACCAACCATTCCTGTAGTTCCTTTTTTGAACTCAGAACCGTAAACAAATACAGTAAATTCTGCGGCTGCATTATTATCGTTATGGAAACCTGCAGCCTCATAGAAAGCAACTCTAAATTGGTCAGCAGCTGTATCAACTTCAGTAATGATACCTTTGTTTTGAGAACCACCACCTGCAACATTAGGTGTAATCATTACAGTTTGTCCCGGACGGAATGCAATACCTGTAACATTAGGGTCATTCACTGTAAATAATGCTTCATTAACAGGGGTTCCTGAAGGAACAGCTCCTGTAGTAGCTTGAGTATATTTAGTGTGAAGACGACCTTGCTCAGCCCATTTAATTTGGTCAGAGATAGAAGGCATCTCAGCACCAACCATACGCAAGAAAGATGCAACGGTACGATTTCCGTAACGCTCAAATTCTTTCTCGTAAGTATCAGGAAGATATTGGTCCAAGAAATTAAAGTTTGTCAAGTAATTGCTTGACAATGGAACTTGCTCAGCACTTGGCTGCAAGTTATAACCGGGTGTCGGGTTTAAAGACATTTTTTTAAGTTTTTAATAGTTTATATTCTTTTTATACTTTTGATTTTCAATCCACGACCTGCGTCAGGATTTACTTCTCTGATTTGCATTCCTCCCTTTACAGTTGCCTCAGGGGCTTTACGCTCAGACATATTCACATTTTTAATTTTTTTAGTGACATCTTCTGTCGCATTAGCCTGACCTTGTTCATAAAAGAACTTGGCAAACTTATCAGGATTCATTGCAATTGCTAACGCCCTATGGTATCCACTTGCATCACTCATCATTCCGCTCTCATCCAAGTACTTATTAATAAAGTTCATTGGAGTTGATTGGAGTTTCTTGAGCTCCTTGGCATCACCGGGAGAAAACGTGATTTTTCTGTCGTCAATATTGAACTCAAAACCTTTGAACTCTTGACTAAACACCTCATCAGTTTTCTTTTGAAACCAAGCAGATTGACGCTCCTGTTCGTCCTGTAGGGTTTTAGACTTGTCTATGTATTGTTTATACGCCTCAAACTCTTCCTTTTCAGAGTCAGACATGGCATTACCCCTTGACTCAAGAGGTTGCTTGTATTTGTCTTTTTCAGAATTGAAATAATCCTTGGCCTTAGCAATAGCCTTTTTCTTAGCAATCTTAGCTTTCTTGATATCAGAATCATCATCTAAATCTTCATCATAAGAAAATTCATCCATCATGATATCAATGTCGTCCTCATCGAGTCCAACCTCTGTAGCCATATAATATTGCTTTAAAAGTCTGTCAGGGTCCATAGTATCAAAATCCTCTTGTAATCTCAAGTAGTCTTCAATACCACGACCTGTTTCTTTTTTATACTTTAAGAAAGCCTCAACATCTTCAGGAAGTTCTTCCTTTTCTTGACGTTGTGCCATTAGTTCATCAAAAGAACTAATTTCCTTATTGTATCTTTTTCCTAAATATGAAAGAACGTCTTCTTCTTGAAGTTCAGGCTTCTCGATTGGTTGAGTTTCTTCAACAGGAGGCTCTTCAATTGTTGGGGTTTCTTCTAAAGCAGGAGCTTCACTTAGACTCTCTTCATGCTTATTTAATAATTCCTCTTCAATTTGAGCAGCACTCTTTTCTACCACTCCTGATACTTCTTTTACTTTAAATTCCATTTGATTTAATTTTTACAAAGTTATATATTATTTTTTATTATTTAGCGAGGTTCAAATTCAGCAAAGTCAAAGCCATCAAGAGAATCCTCATTTGACTCAAAATTTATTGGAGGTAAATTGTTTTTTCTCTGATTAATTAATTTAGATTGTTCGGTATTTTGCTGACTAATACGCTTCGCTTTAGCGTCTTCTCTATCTTGCTCTCTTTTAGACAAAGAATCTACTTCAACACCTTTTAATTGCATATTCATGTCAAACTCAGTCTGCATTAATTGCTGTTTAAGCATTGCTTCATTCTTCATCTTCTCAATCTCAAATGCAACCTCAGCCTGCTTGATTTGCATCTTAGCCTGAGCTTCAGCTTGAATTTTCATCATAGATGTTTCAGCAGACATCTGCTGTATTTGCATCTGTTGTTGAGCTTGGATTGCTTGTTGCTGAATAGCAATCTGTTGTTGCTTCTCTTCCTTCTTAATTCTCTTAAGTTTTAAGAGTTGGTTAGCAAGTTTAATATTTTTAATTTCACGAATATCAATTGCATCCTCAAGGTTAATGTCACCTTTAGATAAAGCAATTTGAATATTTGCCTCAAGCTGTGCTTTCTCTTCTTCATCGGGAGATATATCAATAAAAATTCCAAAATCGTATATATACAAATCTTTTATTTCCTCTAGTATAGATGTGTTGTACTTTCCAATCTTATTTGCAAAATCATCTCTAAAGTCAGCGTACTCAAGAATATCTGCAATCCTATATGTAAGTGCTTCAGCAACAGACCTAAACATATATAAGCTACCATCTAAAATGTGTCTAGTAGCTGTATTTGAGTTAAGAGCAGCAAGCTTCTGAACACCTATCAATGCTCTTGGGTCAGGGTCAGAACCATCGCGTGCTTCATTAAGACCTGTTACCGCACGAATCATGTCAAGATAGTGGTTATAGTTTGCAATGAGCATCTGAGTTTTAGCGGCACCTGAGTTACTATTTAACTCTTGAATTGGAACTCTTGCATTGTTAAAGTCACCATCCTGTGTATAGCTACGCCCAATTACACTACCCGTTTGGAAGTATAGTCTTAATGCGTCTTCAGGATTGTATGCTGCGCCACTTCCTAAATCAACCTCATTTAATCCATCAGCATCAATGAATACACCATCAGGTACAACACGCGAAATAACCTGTTGAAGCTTTAAGTGAGTTAGCTGAATAAGGTCAGCGAATGGTATCATCCTACGAACTAATGACTCAATAACACCCTTATACATGCGAGGTGCTACAGCAACATAGTTTGGTAATGCGTGCTGAGTAGCTGACTTTGGTCTTACCATATTATGAGCTAATTCCCACTTAAGTAAGATATTAGTTCCCATAACCATAATACCATCATACCAAACATCAATTACTTTCTCTACTTTTTCAAAACGACCTTCCTCCATCATTTCTGCAGGAGGATTGAAGTTTTCATCCTTCTCAATCATCTTAACATTTCCATTGTCAAGAATTTTTTTCTTGTATACAATTTTATGAGTAGTCTTATAGTTAAAGTAAAGAAGAGTACACGTATCACGATAGAAAACATTATTCTCATAGAATTGGGCTACATTATAGTAGTCATACCAACTCTGACTATACTTTGATATTTGCTCTAAGTCCTCAGGTGTTAACGATTGGTCAATCTTATATAGTTCGGTAATTGGAAGTGTTTTAATCTCACCCCAATAAAAACAATCTTTAAAGTAAGGGTCTTCAGTATAGCTATAAACAACATTTGCCGGGTCTACATATGATATCTGAACTCCTGCTCCGGGAAGAAACTCATGCTTCTCCACAGCAATACCAAGGGTCATTAAGTCATAATCACATTGCTTACGAACATAGTCGTGATGATTCTCCTCAAGTATTGTGTTAATAGCTTCCTCTTCTGCAATCTCAATAGCAGGTTTATAATTTAACTGCATATATAGAGACAGCTCCTCATCTGTATTTGGAAGCTCGTCAGGATTCATCACAAATGGGTCAACACCCGTATTTTCTTGAATGTTAGTCAAAAGGTCTTTTGCAACCATCTGACCTTCAATCATATCCTGATACTTGCTTCTTTTAGCCTGAGACATTGCATCCTGTGCATAAGCCTTAACCTTAAATAATCGGTCAGACATACCATTAACAACAATATCAACAAACTTTGGTATAATAGGAACAGGTGTCCAATCAATATTTATATATGATAAGTCACCATCAACAGCAAGCTCCTGTTTATATTTAGCAATTGGCTGCTCTCCACGAGCATATAAACGCAAACGATTAAAGTCACGCCATTGACTATAATATCTACATTGGTTACCATCCTTTCTGAACCACTCATACTGTATGGCCTGTCCAACTTGGAGACCAAATTCAGCGGTTGCCTTCTCCGCATCACTCACAAACTGACTAGGGAATGATGTAGAGGATATGTTAATTTTTACCTCTTTCATGTATTTAAGGAGCTAATATTTCCTCTATTATTATATGTAGCAAATTTAATGCTTATTTTTGACTCTTTTTTCTCAGGCTGATATAAATGTTTCTGACA